ACATCGCGCTATTACGACACCGTGTTCAAGCGTGACGTGTTCAGGCATACCCTGGTCGAGTAAGCCTAGCGCGACACCACCCACACCCGCCACACGGCGGGTTTTTTGTTGCCTGCGCCAGCGGGCCGGTGTTGCCTGGAGGCGATATTTAGGGTTTTCCCTAGTATCAGAGCTATTGATTTAGCTACGTAGCGCCGCTATTATTCGACCATCGCAACGCAAGAAGGAGCAACGCGATGGACAAGCAAGACCGGATCGTCACGTGGGGCTGCTACGCGGCAGCCCTGGCGCTGGCGGCCATGGCCTGGGGAGGCTGGCTGTGATGGCTGGCATCGCAGACCTGTTCTGGGCCGGTTTCTGGGCGACTGCAGGAGCCATTGCCGCAGCAGCGCTGGCCACCGTCATCGCGGTGCTGGCGGCTGCGGCAGCCGCAGCGCTCATGGCCATGGAAGACCTTGGCCGGGATGGCCGATCGCAGGGCCGCGATGGCTGAGCGCGTCCAGCTGCTTTTGAAGGTCGTCGCGCTGCGCGCGCAGCGCGTCGTTCTGCGCCTTCAGCTCCGCATTCTCGCGCTGCAGCTCAGCCACGCGATGGCGCAGCGCGCGGACCTCGAAAAAGTCCCTGATGAAGCCAAGCAGTGAGGTGAGCATGAAAACGATTGTTGCTGACCATGATAGGGCTTGCAATCCGCTGGCGGACTTGGGAGGCTGGCTGTGAGGCAGCCGCCCTACACCACGCGCAGCGGACTGCGCATCGGCTGCGAGTACCGGCCCGCGCAGCGCCTGCACCACGACGAGGACGCCTGCCGCCTGCAGGCGGCGCTGCTGGCCGGCAGCATGCCGCGGCGCTGCGCAGGCAACTTGTTGTTTTTGGCCGCAGCGCTGGCGCTGCTGGCTGCCGTCATCGCTTTGTTAGCCGACCGTCTGTGACACCACGAAAGGAGCTCATCATGGCACTACCGCAACCCGTCGTCCAAATCCCAACCGAAACCGACCCGCTGGCGCAAGCCGTGCAGGCCTTCATCGCCGCCAAGCGCGATGAGGACGCGGCCAAGCGCCGCCGCATCGATGCCGAAGAGCGCATCGCCGCGCTGGCCAACTTCACCAAGGAAGAAGGCAGCCAGACCATCGAGGCCGGCGGCTACAAAGTGACGCTCACAGCGCGCCTGAACTACGACTGCGAAGACCCCAAGGAACTGGCCGAGGCCTGCGCGGCCGCAGGCGTCGGGCCTTCGATGATTCCGGTCAAGACCAAGACCGAGCTGGACGCCACGGGCGCCAAATGGCTGCGCGCCAACAAGCCTGAGTTTTGGGCCTCGGTGCTGTCCAAGTTCATCACGGTCAAGCCGGCCAAGCTGTCCGTCGCTGTGAAGGTGTGACGCCATGGCCATCAAGCTCACCACCACCGCGCAGGCCGCACGCGACAACGGCCTCAAGGTGCTCGTGCACGGCCCGGCCGGCGCTGGCAAGACGACACTGTGCGCAACCACATGCGAGCCGACCGTCATCATCAGCGCCGAGGCCGGCCTGCTGTCGCTGCGCGGACACGACATCCCGGTGATCGAGGTCGGTTCGATCGAGGACGTGCACGAGGCCTACCGCTTCGTGGCCGAGTCCGCCGATGCGCGCGATTTCCGCTGGGTGTGCCTCGACTCGATCAGCGAGATCGCCGAGGTCGTGCTTGCACGCGAGAAGGCAGGCGCCAAGGACCCGCGCCAGGCCTACGGAGCGCTCGCCGACCAGATGGGGCAGCTCATCCGCGCGTTCCGCGATCTGCCTGGGCGCAACGTCTATATGTCCTGCAAGCAGGCGCGCCAGCAGGACGCAGCCGGCGCGACGCTGTACTTCCCAAGCCTGCCAGGTCAAATGCTTGGGCAGAACGTCTCGTACTTCTTCGACTTCGTCTTCGCGCTGCGCGTGGAGCGCGACCCGGACGGCAACGTCACGCGCTGGCTGCAGACCGGGCGCGACTTCACGCACGAAGCCAAGGACCGCTCCGGCGTGCTGGACATGTTCGAGCCGCCGGACCTTGGCGCCATCGCGCGCAAGGTGCGCGCTTCCATCTCCAAAGCCGACGCCGCCCCGGCCCTTGCGGCGGCAAATGCCTGAAAGGAAGCCATCATGGCCGCAATCACGTTCGATGCCACCACAGTGCCACCGCAAGAATCGCTCTCGCCGATCCCGGCCGGGCACTATCTGGCGCACATCATCGAGTCCGACATTCAGCCGCTCAAGAGCGGCATGGGGCAGGCGCTGGCGTTGACCTTCGAGGTGCTGGACGGCCAGTACCGCGGGCGCAAAGTGTTCGCGCGGCTCAACGTGCAGCATCGCGGCAGCCCAGAGGCCGAGCGCATCGCGCAGTCGCAGCTGTCGGCCCTGTGCCACGCCGCCGGCGTGCTCAAGCTGACCGACAGCGCGCAGCTGCACCAAAAGCCGGTGCGCATCCGCGTCAAGATCCGCAAGGACGAGAGCGGCCAGTACGGCGATCGCAACGAGGTCACTGGCTTTGAGGCTGCAAGCGGCGTTCCCACGCTGCCGCCGCAGGCCGCCGCGCCTGCTGTGGCCGCCGCCAGCGCTGTGACTCCTCCGTGGGCCAAGCGGGCCGCTTGACCATGGCCGCCATTCCTGACCCGGCACATGCCACCGTGCAGGCGATCTACCGCCTGCACGAGCAGCGCGAGGCGCAGGCCGGCCACCGGCCGCACCTGGGGGCCAGCCTGATCGGGCATCCATGCGCGCGCTACTTGTGGCTGTCCTGGCGCTGGGCCGCCAAGGAAGCCTTCGATGGGCGCATGCTTCGCCTGTTCGAGGCCGGGCGGCAGTTCGAGCAGCGCATCGTTGGCGAGCTGCGCGCCATCGGCGTGCGGGTATCAGAAGCCGACGCCGACGGCCGCCAGTGGCGCGTAAGCGACCACGGCGGTCACTTCGGCGGCAGCCTGGACGGCGCAGCCATCGGCCTGCCGGAAGCCCCGGCAACGTGGCACGTGCTGGAGTTCAAGACGCACAACGCCAGGAGCTTCGCAGAGCTCAAGGCCAAGGGCGTTCGCGAAGCCAAGCCCATGCACTGGGCGCAAATGCAGACCTACATGGGGCTGACCGGCATTGAGCGCGCGATGTACATCGCCGAGAACAAAGACACCAGCGAGCTCTACAGCGAGCGCGTGGCCTTCGACGCCGTGGAGTTCGAGCGGCTGCGCCAGCGGGCGCTGGCGATCATCGAATCGCCAGAGCCACCTCCTCGCCTGTCCAGCGATCCGGCCTGGTGGCAGTGCAAGACGTGCGCCATGCACGGCATTTGCCACGGCGAGCAGGCGCCGCTTGTCAACTGCCGCACCTGCGCGCACTCCACGCCTGTTATGGATGGCGATGGAGGATGGAAGTGCGAGCTGCGCAACACGTTCATCGACATCGGCCGCCAGCATCAGGGCTGCGCCGGACACCGCTACATCCCCATCCTGCTGGAAAACATCGGCCGGCAAGTGGACGTGCGCGAAGAGCTAGATGGAAATGCTGCCGTGCGCTATCGCAGAGCTGATGGAGGCGAGTTTGTAAACGGCGCTACGCCGCATTTCAGCAGCCAAGAAATTATGACGGCCAATCATAAGTCGATGCTTGCAGACGCTCTTGTTCAGGAAATCAAGGCCGAATGGCCTGAATCTGAGTTGGTCGCATGAACTCTGATTTTGATTTGAAAGTCTGGCGGCACATCCGCGATGAAGGCGGATGGCACAGTCGTGAAGAAATCGCCAAATCGTTGAATCTTGACGCTCGCGGGAAAATGCGCCTGGCGCATGCGCTGCGGCGCCTGCACAAGAGTGGGGCCGTCGTCGCGCGCGTTGACATGGCAGGGCGCGATCGCTTCGGCGTGACGACGCGATGCCTAATGCTGGATGAGGCCGGCGAATGCTGACGCTGCGCCCCTACCAGCAGCGCGTGCTGGATGATCTGTGGCGGTGGTTTGCCGACCATCCGGACGGCGACCCCATCGTCGAGGCCTGCGTGGGCGCTGGCAAGTCGGTGCTGATCGCTGAACTGTGCCGCCGCGCCATCACGCAGCATCCAGGCACGCGCATCCTGATGCTGGTGCACAGTAAGGAGCTCATCGAGCAAAACCTTGCCAAGCTGATCGCGGTGTGGCCGGATGCGCCCGTGGGGGCCTACAGCGCCTCGATGGGCGCGCGCCAGCTTGGCCGCGCCATTACATACGCCACCATCGGCAGCGTGCGCCGCCGCGCGCACGAGCTGGGGCACGTGGATCTTGCGCTGGTGGATGAATGCCACCTCATTAGCGACGACGAGGCCACCATGTACCAGCGCCTCATCGGCGAGCTGCGCCAATACTGTCCGGCGCTGCGCGTCATCGGCTGGACCGGCACGCCGTTTCGCGGCGACGGCGTGTGGCTGACGCAAGGCAGCCTGTTCACCCACATCGCAGCTCGCGTGACCATGCGCGAGCTGCTGGACGAAGGCTACCTTGCGCCGCTTGTGCGCGCCGAGACATCGGAGCGCATCGACACCAGCGGCGTGCGCACGCAGGGTGGAGACTACGTAGTCTCGGCGCTGGCCGAGGCCAGCGATCGCGCCGACATCGTGCGCCGCGCGTGCGCCGAGATCGTGCGTCTGGCCGAGCAGCGCCAGCGCTGGCTGGTATTTGCCGTCACGGTGGAGCATGCCAAACACATCGCTGATGAGCTGCGCGGCACGCACGGCGTGGCCTGCGCTGTGGTCAGCGCCAAGACGCCCAAGCCAGAGCGCGAGCGGCTGATCGCGGATTTCCGCGCAGGCCGCCTGCGCGCGCTGGTCAACGTGGCGGTGCTGACCACGGGGTTCGACGTGCCGGAGATCGACTGCATCGCGCTGCTGCGCGCCACCCGCAGCCCGGTGCTGTACGTGCAGATCGCAGGGCGCGGCATGCGCACGGCGCCAGGCAAGCGCGACTGCCTGTGGCTGGACTTCACCGACACAACAGCGCTGTTGGGGCCGGTCGATCAGGTCAAGGGCCGCGCCAAGCCGCCCAAGTCCACCGGCGAGGCCCCTGTCAAGCATTGCGAAAACTGCGGCAACCCGTCGCCAGCAGGCGCTGCCGAGTGCGCGGTGTGCGGGCACAAGTTCCCGCAACCAATGCGCATTCATCATGCTGATTTTGTGGACACACGCTCGGCCGTCATGAGCACAGATGTTGTGTGGCACAGCGTCACACGCATTGACTACAGCCGGCACCCGGGCAAGGACGGCAAGCCGGACACGCTGCGCGTGGACTACTGGAGCCTGTGGCGGCGAGTGGCCAGCGAGTTCATCTGCATCGAGCACACGGGCTACCCAAGGATGAAAGCCGCCCGTTGGTGGATGGAGCGCAGCGAAGAAGGACCGCCAGAAACCATCGACGAAGCGCTTGCACGCATCAAATCCGGCGAGCTGCGCGAGCCAAGTCCCATCGCCGTGCAGATGGATGGCAAGTATCCGCGCGTCGTTTCAGTCCGGTTTGACGAACACAAGGAGGCAGCATGACCAGCATGACCGCCGCTGAATTGCGCGAGGTGCGCGAAGCGCTGCGCAACCGTCTGCGCGAGCTTGATGCTATCCGCGCCACGTGCGAGCACTGCGAGCATTTCGCGCATCCGCCCGTGTGCGCCAAGTTCGGCGCTGCGCCGCCGGACGAATTCAGGACGCAGGACGGCGCGTGCGAGCACTGGAAGTTTGATGG